GGCCCGCCGATGACCACGCGCGGCGGAATCATGGAGCCCGGCTCTGTCTGGTCCTTCGACCTCGCGGACGGGTTCATCCCGCAGGTCCCTGAGTCTGTCCTCCTCTTGACCATCGCGGCGGACGGGAAGTCATGCACGCTCCAGCCGCGTGACCCGGCGACCTGGGAGCCGCGCAGCGTCTACATCTGGATCGAGGGTCCGCCGGAGCCCACGCCGTGAGGCTCCTCGGCTACATCTGGGCCTCACCGCTGGTCCTCGTGGCACTGCTCGCGCTCCTGCCGCTGTGGGCTCTCGGGCAGGTGGCTCCGCTGCGGTGGGACGGCCAGATCGCGTGGGCGTGGCAGGTCCGCGCGGGCTCGTGGCTCGACCGGCGCACGAGCGGGTGGAGTGGGTTCACCGCAGGCTGGCTGATTCTGTACATGCCGGCCTGGGACGTGTTCCTGGTGGTGAGCCACCACGAGCGGGAGCACGTTCGGCAGGCGTTCCGGTGGGGGCCCCTGATGCCGTTCGCGTACCTCGTGTGCCTCGCGGTGTACGGCTACTGGAGCAATCCGTTCGAGAAGGCCGCGCGCGCCGCGGCTGCTGATGGCTACCTACCTGGGACGGCGCCTCAATGAACCAGCCTGCGTATCGAACCGTCATCACCTCCCTGGCCGTGGTCGCGATGCAGCTCGCCGCGTTCATCGTGGGCACGCGCCACGGCTGGACCGGGGACGCCTCCCACTCCTTCGACTCGCTCTGTATGTGGAGTTGCATCGCAGCCATCGGGCAGGCCGGCAAGAGCGCGGTGGAGTCGCTTGCCCAGGGCTCGGGGCTCAAGGGGGCCGCCGCTGCCATCCTCACCGACGCAAAGCCCGGCGACCCGGTGAAGCCGTGAACGTCTACAACCTAGTCTCGGCGGTCGGAGCGGTCACCCTCCCGGCGGTCCTCGTGGGACAGACCGTCCCGCACGGGCTCGCGGACCAGTTGCCGGTCATCTTGTGGACGGTGGGCGCGATTGGCGCGGTCCTACTCGGCTACCGGCGAGCCATCGAGGAGGTCGAGTCCCAGGTCAGCAAGAAGTTGGACCTCCACACGAGGGACGAGGAGCTTCGCTTCAACGCGATCTTGGAAGAGACGAGGGTCATCAAGCTGCAAGTCGCGTTGATCGTGGAAGCCCTCAACATCCACGCGGTGAAGCACCCGTCCTCCCCCTCCGTCCCGAAGATCCAGACCCCGTGACCCAGGACGAGAAGTCATCAGCGGTCCTCGCCTCCGTGCGGCCCGAACTCCGCAAGGTCGCTGAGTACGTCCAAAAGTACGTCGGGGACAACCACAGCATCCGTCTCATCTGGGTGCAGGGCTTGCGGACGGAGGAGGAGCAGGCGAAGCTCTACGCTCAGGGGCGAACCGCGCCAGGCCCCATCGTGACGCAGGCTGAGAGTGCCGCCACATCTCCGCATGGGCGCGGGGCCGCGCTTGACTTCGCCGTCCTCGACCAGTTGCGCCGGCCCACCTGGGACTATGGCGCGGTGGGGATGTACAACGTGGTCGGGAACATCGCGAAGACGCAGGGGCTCGTCTGGGGAGGGGACTTCCGGCACCCCGACAGGCCGCACATCGAACTGGCATCTTGGAAGGAGCTACCCTTCCCGTGGTCACCCTAACGTGGCGGCTCGCCACCCTGCTTGGCTTGCTTGGATTCGTTGCGGGTGGTGCCCTCGGCTGGCGGCTTGCGGGTGCCCCGCCCCCGGTGGAGAGACGGGTAGAGGAACGGATTGTCTACCGGGACCGCACTACGACGAACACCGTGGCTGGCCCGGTGCGGATACAGACGCGCACGGTAACTGTGCAGGTCCCGGTGACAACTTCGACGGGAACTGTGTTGTACGTTCCACGAACTGAGACGGTCGTCAACGAGGTCCGCGGGGAGATAAAGACTTTTACCTTCCGCGACACGAACGAAAAATTGAGCTTCAAAGTTTACGAGATGCCGAAGCCCCCACCCACTTGGTCAGTGGACTGGAGGCCCCGGCTTCTCCCCACGCAAGACCTCGTGGGCACGCTGGCGGTGGGCTACCGCGCCATCGGCCCCGCTTGGGTGGAGGTCTGGGTTTCCCCCCTCGCCCCTTCCGCCGGGGTGGGGCTAAGGGTGGAGTTCTGAGCGTAGTCCCTCAGAGCGTCCAGTAGAGCCGTCTGCGTGATGTCCTTGCGGGCGATAGCGCGCATCACCAGCTCGTCCACCGTCTTCTCTGCGACGATGTGGTGGACGATGACCCGCTGCCTCTGCCCCTGCCTCCAGACGCGCCGGATGAACTGCTCGTAAGTCTCCAGGCTCCAGGGGACGGAGTAGAAGCACACCGCTGCGTGCGTGCCCTGGAGGTTCAGCCCGTGCGCGACCGCTGCGGTCTGGGCGAGGAGGACGGGGATTTCCCCCTTGTTCCACCGCTGCTCGATGTCGGAGAACTCGCGGGTGGACACCCCTCCCCCGATGTAGGGGGCGCCTGGAAAAGCCTCCTGTAAGCGGAGTCGATCGTGGTCGAAGTCGTAGCCGATGAGGACTGGCGTCCCTTGAAGCTCGTCCACAAGATCACGCACCGCATCGGTCTTGGCATCGTGGATATGGTTCGCCTCCTCGTCGTTGATGTAGATGCCGCCGTTCGCGATCTGCCTGCACTTCCCGCTTGCCGTAGCTGCGTTCGCAGCCGTCACCGACCGGGACATCACCTCGGTCACCATCGCAGCCTCCATCTGCCGGTAGATGGTGCGCGCCTCCGGCGGGAGGGTGACGGTGATCGTGTTCATCACAAGATCGGGGAGGTCCACGCAAGCGCCCTCATCGATGCGGAGGACGATGGGTGCGATCCGCTTGTAGATGATGTCAGCGGCCCCAGGACGCAGCGTCCAGTCGAACCCGTTGAACGACTGAGTGAAGTAGTTCTGCCGAAAGTGGGTGATGTACTGCCCGAGGCTGGCCCCCTGGTCCAGAATGTACATCTGCCCGAACAGGTCCCCCAGCCCGTTCGGAGCGGGCGTGCCGGTGAGCCCGTAGCGCCGCTTGAACCTGCCCAGCATGGGCTTGATCATCTTGAACCGCTGCGTGTTTGTGTGCTTGAGCTTCGTCAACTCATCCACGATCAGCACGTCGAACGTTGCCCTGATGCCGTAGAGCCAGCGGAGCCCCTCGTAGTTGATGACGTACACGTCGGCCTCCTCCTCCAGCCGCTTGAGCTTGTCAGGGCCGTGGAGGACGACGACGCGGAGGTGGGAGAGGTGGTCCCACTTGAGGGCTTCCGGTGCCCAGGTGGAGTACGCTGGGCGCAGGGGGGCGATGACGAGCGCCGTCTTCGCAAGTCCCTTCTTCTGGAGGGTGGAGAAGACTGTCAGGCTGATGCTGGTCTTGCCCAGACCGGGGGCGGCGAACAGACCCGCCGCGCCTCGGTCCAGCATGAACTGAATCGCGTCCTTCTGGTACTGGTGCGGGGTCCATTTCATTTGCCCTCCACCTTCGCCAGCGCCGCCCGGGCCTGCTCGACCAGCGTGTGTGCGGCCTCAAGCTCATCCTCCAGTGCGAGCGGAGCCCAGGCCCTGATTCCCTCCTCGGCCAGGGGGATCAGCGCCAGCAGGGCGGCGGCGAGATCCGGCGCGGCGGCGATGAGGCGGGCGTCGGCCTCCATGACTCCGATCTGTGCCGACCACGCGTCAACTGTCGCCACCAGCGAGTCCTCTGGCACCGACTCGATGGAGTAGCCGCCGCCGCCAGTCAGGACCGCCACCCGCCAGGGCGATCTCGAGTGCCTACTCATCGCTCACCTCCCCAGTGCGCCGGGCTGTGCATGTGCTCGCAGAAGCTACAGTACGGCTCGCCGTTGCTGTCGGGCTCGGGGTACTCATCCATGCAGGTGCAGCGCCACGTCCCGTGGTCGCCGTCGCACGGCTCCATCTGGTCGATCGCTGCGATCACATCCTCGACCGGCGTGCCGATGGCCGGCTCTCCGCGCAGGGCGGTGTCGAACCCACAATTGCAACGCCCACCAGCTTCGTAGTACAGTTCGCAGCCGACTTTGTGGCTGCCGTACTTCAGCAGCGCCGCCTCCAGCCTCGTGGCGCGGGACTCTGCGTTCTCCAACCTCGACGCCAGTTCCCTGTAGCCGTCGAGATGTTGGTCAGCAGCCTGCTCGACCATGAAGCGGTAGTTGGCTTCCGCCACCTCGGCCCGTGCTACCGCTGCATTCTCAGATTCGGCATACGCGCGCACTGCATCACGTCCATACTGTTCAGCAGCCTCTGCCAACTCTGCACGCTTTTTCTGAAGCTCATAACCGATCTCATAACAGATAGAATTCCCGTCATCGGACCACCCACGGTTGCAGTGGTCCTGGGTCAGCTTCTTTGGGTATTTAGTGCTCTCTTTGCCGCAGACTTCACAGACTTCAGTCATGTTAAGTATCCCCTTCGCTGACAACAGCCTCAATTTCTTCAACAACATCTTGAGAACGAAATGCTACGACGCGGTTACGAACCCGCTCTAGTACACAGACCATCTCTGCACACTTCTTGCGAAGACGCTCTGCTTCCTTCTCTGCCACCTCGGCCCTGGCTTTCCGGCTCTCTACCTCGGACTCTAGTGTGGACAACTCCTCAATCTGTTCGCGTGTGTAAGTCACGGCTTCTCCTCTCCGCGCAGGGCGGCGCGGGCGGCCACCTTGGCGTTGTCGTACTTGGATCCAGGCAGACCGTGCGGCAGGACGCTCAAGCACTGCCGCAGCGCCGCCTCCAGCCGGGCCACACGCTCCTGTAGCCTCGCGCAGTGCGCCGACGATTCGGCCAGCGCGACGCAGGCGCGGGTCAACGGGTCGCTCATTTGATCTCCTCTCCGCTCAGGGCGGCGCCACCAATAGACAGCGCAGCTTCGATTCCTTTACGAATGGCGGTGGGCATCTTGTAAGACCAATCCAGTATGGTTCTCAGGATGGCATCATCCTTCCGCAGCGCCGCCTCCAGCGCCTTCACCCGCTCACGGAGGGCTTCGTCCTCCGCCCTGGCGGCGTTGATGGGCGCGCACATTGCGCACTCACACTGGTCGCTCACGGCCCTTCCTCTCCGCTCAGGGCGGCGTGGACACCAGCGCTGTACGTCCGGGCGACCACGTACGCCGCCTCTGCCTTCTTCTTCGCCTTCACGGACATGATCTCTCCCTGGTTGGTCCTGCTCACCGCGTCCTCCTGAAAGTTGCCTCTGCAAGCTCCTGCGCCTCGATCTCGTCCTTCCCATCCAACACGCTAGAGACGACGTGGACCGCCACTCCGCGCCCCCACAACTCCTTCATGCGGGACGCCTGGAGAGCGGTCAACTGGCCCCCCTCCCGCTTGAACTCGAAGAAGAAGACACACCCATTCGGGGTGATGAACAGGTAGTCGGGCCAGCCCGCGCTACCCCGAGCCCCGCCGCCCCCCTGCTTGATGGCGAGGAACCCCCTCGACCGAGCGTACTCCACCACCGAACGCTGGATGCTGGCCTCTGACCGCTTCACGCTACGGGGCATGGCCCACCTCGATCCTTGGAGAACTCGCAGAACCGGCACAGCCCGTTCGGGCGGGGAACGTGGTCCTCGTCCGAGAGGAGCGGGAGGACTCTCCCCATCCACTTCTTCTGGAGCCCCGGTAGCTCGTCCCGCTCAACCACAGGACCCATCACCTCGGGATCCTTGTCGGGACGCGCGTCGAGGAAGATGAGGGAGGATGACACGGCCTTGGCGCTCTGGTACTTCGACAGGACCGCCACGCAGTACAGCTCCAACTGGTCCAGGTACTTCGGGGAGTCGCGCACCTCGCCCGTCTTCTTGTCGATGCCACCACTCTTCCAGTCGATGACCGACCAGAGCCCCGAGCCCTCGTCCTCCAGCACGTCCAACTTGGTACGGAGCCACGCCTTCGGGTCGAACTTGCCCACCGGCTTCCACTGGGCATCCAAGCAGATGTCCTCCTCCGTCCGCGCGCCGCGCTCCCGCAGGGAGTTGACCAACTGGAGGATGGACGGGTGCCTGATAGTGGGGACGTGGGTCCCACCGTCGATGTAGACCTCCAACTCGGCGTGCATCTCGGTCCCCCGCTTGAGCGGCGGGGCGGGCTCGATGCTGGCCTTGCAGGTGTCGCAGACGGCGGGCGCGTCGTAGCCCCCCGACAGTCGCCCCTTGAAGCACCTCGGGCAGAGCTTGTCGAGGCTGACCAGCCGACACTTGCGCGGGCACTCCTCGTAGGAGGCGAGGCGGGAAGGACTCCAGGTGGTGTGTCTCATTTCAGTTCTCCCCAGTTAGGGCCAGTCTTGGGCGACGATTGCAGCGGCACGTCCAGCGGCACACCCTCCATCGCTTCCCGAAGGACCTCCAGCTCCTCCGGCGGGCCGGAGACGTTGATCTCGTCATGCACGGTGGAGAGGAGCCTGCCCCGCCGGGAACCCGACTCCCAGTACCGGCACACTGCTTCCTTGGTGATGTCGGCGCTGCTCCCCTGCACCAGCACGTTTAGAGCCTTGTACTCAAACGTCCTGTTTTCCTTGGCTGGCTCGCAGGAGTAGACACGCCCGCCCCAGGTGCGGATCGTCTGCCCGTTCTGGAACCGGCGCTTCGCCTCCCGGTCCAGAGCGTTCACGTCCGGCATCGCTGCGCGGAGCGCGTCGGTGAAGCTCCGCGCCTTCACCTGGGACACCCCCAGCGTGTCTCCTAGCTTGCTCGATCCCATGCCGTAGAGGAGCCCGAACCCGACGACCTTCGCCTGCTCGCGGGTGATGGTGATGCCAAGCTGCGCGACCCGCGCGACAACCATGTCATGCTGGTCCATCTCAGGGTTGGCTGTGTACATCTGCGCCAACTGGCCCGATGCCATGTGCGCTGTGACGAACCACTCCTGCTGCCTGTAGTCTCTGTGAAGCCAGCGGTGCCCTTCATCTGGAAGGAGGTAGCGACGTACACGGGGGAGCGGCGGGAAGCCGGTCGGGAGGTCCTCGGGCTTCGGCATCCTCTTGTTGATGTTCTGCACCCGGCTGGCCGACAGACGCCCCGTGCGCGTTCCCCGGTTGTCGTCACCGTGGCTCTGGCGCACTTGGTTCCACTCGGTTGAGATGCGGCCCCGGTTCCTGCACGCCTGATCTAGCCACGGCTCCATCGACTGGGAGAGCAGGGTCTGTAGCATGTTCCTGTAGTTGAGGAGCTTGAAGACCTCGGGGTCGCGGAAGCGGTCCTGCGTCAACGTCTTCTTGGAGATGGAGTCCTTCCCCGTCTCGGTCTGCGCGAACCGGGTAACGACTCCAGAGGAGCGAAGCGCCCTCGCGAGGTCCTGGTCCGCGTCCACGTTCAGCGTCGGAGTGGAGAGCATGTGCCGCAGGAGGGCATCGCAGAGGATGAGCCGCTTGCGCGCCTCCTCGATGTCGCGGGCCAGGGTGTCCACATCCACGCGGATCCCCCGCCGCTCGTTGTCCAGCAGGCAGGGCATCAGACGACGCTCCCGGTCGTAGGCCGCTTGCATCCCCGCAGCCTGGATGCGGGGGTAGAGAAGCGCATGCAGGCGAAGAGTGCGGGACACATCCCCACAAGCGTAGGGAGCCACCACGTCGCCGGGGGCCTTGGAGATGAAGGCCCCAGGTCGCTGCGCGGAGGTGATGACCTTGTGCTCCACCAGCCAGTCCCTGACCGCATCGCGCTCGGTGGGCTTCTCCCCCAGCAGCCGCTCCGCGCTCTCCTTGAGCCCGAGGCTCAGGGCGTGCGGGTCGGTCAGGAACAACTGGAACAACGTATCGTGCGTGTTCTGCCAATCCGGCATCGGGATGGAGAAGTGAGTCTCCAGCACGTCCAGATCGAACTTGCTGTTGTGGCAGAGGACCGACACGCCGGGGGTGATGACGCGGAGCAGGGCCGCTTCCGCCTGCCCCCGCGTGCAGTTGTTGCCGGTGGGGTGCCCCCAGGCGAGGTAGGTGGGAAGCTCGCCCAGCCCGCCGATTGCCACGCCCACCGGGACCGGCGGGTGATGGGGCCGCTCTTGGATCGCCTCTGTCTCGAAGTCAATGCAGATGATTCTTTCCATGTGAACCCTCATGGTGGGATGGTGGGACTACTTGACGAACTGGTCAACCTTGCCCTTGTTCCAGTGGAACACGGCCGCGCTGATGCGGATCAGGATGGAGTGGTACTCAGACGTGGACCCCTCGGGGGCGCCGAACAGGAGGAGATCGGACACGGCGGCGAGGACCGTCCTCATCTGCTTGTTCTGCTCCTCCAGGCACTTCGACCCGCCCGCCCGGTGGATCGCCTGCTTGTCTCCGCACACCTTGCACTCGTGCATCTCGCCTCCAGTAACGCACATAGGCTGTACGACAGATAGGGTCCGCGCAGATGAGTCGCGGCTTCGTGCGCGGGGGCGGTAGTCTGTCCCCGCACACGAGACACTCCCCGGCCTTCGCCGCTTGCCTCATCTGGCGCAGGCCGGGGGCCACCTAGAACTTCTGCGAGGGGGCGGGGGCCTCGTCCCCGACCGGGGCCTCGTAGAGCGCGGAGGCGAACTCGCTCGCGCGGGCCTGGAGCGCCCGCACCTGGGCCTTCTCCAAGACCCCGACCGGCTTGAAGGTGAGCCCGTAGGCCCCGCCCTTCGTCGCGATCCCCACCTCGGTCAGCACGCCGAGCACGTTGAACGGGCTGTGCGCCTTGCACGCCGAGACGTAGTTCCCCCACTCGGTCACCGATCCGCGCGGAACCGAGAACTGCCGGACCTCGGCAGCGGCGATGGACTCGGGGTCGTCCACCTCGACCACGGCCAGGACCCGGCGCGAGTCCTTGCACCGCTTGCCGCCGCGCCCCGAGGGGTCGGAGCCCCAGCGGTTGTGCGGGCAGACGGCGCAGGACTCGGCCTCCCGCTTCGGGCTCGCCGGGGAGGGGACGAGGGTCTTCTCATCCGGCCCCGTGGCGAAGCAGGTGGGGGAGCCGGGCTGCTGGTCGTTGTAGCTGCCGGGGAACAGTGCCTTGCTCGCGCTGTAGCTCAGGACCGCCAGCCGGATCTTGTTGCCCTCCACCGGCCTCCCATCGACCGACCACTGACCGGCCTTGTGGACCAGCCGTTGGACCTTGACTGACTCGTGAGACGCGGCCTCGGTCGCCTTCGCAACCAGGGCCTTCTCCCAGTCCTCGGTGATAGTCACCCCCACCGGGGCCTGGACCACGATGTCAGCCTTGAACTTCTGGCGCACCACGATGGGCTCGGTCTTCGGCGCGGGGGCCTGCTGGGCCATGAGGGGAGCGAGGACGGTCTCAGCCTGCTTGATGACCTGCGCCGCCTCCAAGACCACGTCGTGCGGGATGTCGGACGGCTTCACCACGATCGTCGTCTCCTGCACCGGGGCGGGCGGGATGATCACGGCGGGGGCGCGGCTCTTGAGGAATGCGTCGAATTCGCGCTGGAGGTCGGGCGGGAGCGCCGCCGGGACCTCGGGCTGTGCGCCCTCGATGCCGGGGAGGATCGTCTTGCGATTGTACTTGGTCGCCATTGGGTTCTCGTTGTTTGAGGTGGACTACTTCTCCCCGCGCTTGCGGAGGGAGAGCGAAACGCGGTTCATCTGCTCGACGCCGGGGATGGACAACTTGTCGTCCCACCGGGCGCGGCACGCGCCGCTCGCGGGGCGACGCTCCAGCAGGTCGAAGGCGTCGTTCTGCTTGATGTACTCGTAGAAGCTGGGCCAGTCGGCCACGGTCGGGACCACGGTCAGCGACACGCTGGCGGTCGCCACGTCGCCCCTGCCTGAGTCGAGCCCCGCCTCGGTCAGAGCCGAGAGCACCTCTCCCTCCAGAGCGCGCTCCTGCGCCTGGATGGAGTCAACCTCCCGCTGCTTCTCCAGGCGGAAGTCGCGCAGCATCTTCAGATTGTCGATCATCTGTCCCAGGGTCTTTGCCATTGTGTTTGTCTCCGTTTTCAGTGGTCTTGTTTTTCTTGTTCAGAGGCCAGAACTTTCGGTAGTGCCCAGCCTCGATCAGACGGCGAAGCGCCACCTCTTCTCGCAGCCCGGTCAGGTCTGCGTACTCCTTGACGAGCGCTTCGGTTGCTGCGTCGAGCTTCATAGGTGGAGTCTACTCCTCGCACAGCTGTTGTCAACTCTAAAACTTCCCACCCATCAAAGTCAGAGTCCTATCATATTCTTGCGCCGCCTCGGTCGGGAGGGCATCCGTCCACCTCTCAGGGCTACGGACGCAGACGAGCCGCAATACCCCAGCGGGCGTGCGCACTTGCCGCCCTCGGCAAGCGAACGCGATCCCAGCCTGCTTGACGGCCCTCCCGATGCCCTGAGCGCCCACCTTCGTTCGCTGGCTCGGGTCGTAGGCTCGGAGCATCTGCTCAGAGGTGAGCAGCTGCGCGCCCTGCGCCACCTCTTTACCCAGGGGTGCTAGGGCCTGCTCAGGGTCCGCCTGGAGTAGCGCGACCCACGCAGCAAGCTCGGAGCGGGAGGAGAGAATCATCTGCTCCTTCGCGTCGGACCGTGGCGCATGGGCGGTGGGGGAGTACCCGCTCACATCCCGCTTGAGAAGCTTGTCCATCCATATGGCCGGCCCATCCCCCTTGAGCCATGCGTCAAGCTCGACGTACCGGGCCGGAGGGAGGGGTCGAAGCGGAGCCTCGTGGATAGCGAAGCGCCGGTCAGAGTCCTCTACATAGAAGGAGTCGTTGTGGTTGGACGTGAACCCCCATGACGCGAGGTCGGGCACCTCGTACTCCGGAACGTACTTGATCTTGACCACGCTGCGGTGAGACGTGATGCGCTGCTTGAGCTTGTCCGCTGTCTGTCTCGACTCGCCCGCCGTTACCTCATCTCCGTAGACGAATGTCTTGTTGACCATGTACCCGTTGAAGGGGGCCTTCAAGTCCTCGCTCCCCACCTCCACCCCATTCGCGCCATGTATCTTGAGGAGCGCATAGAAGAAGAGGGTCTTGCCGGTGCCCTGGGTCGAACCCCAGATGATTGGGGCCGTGTAGGGCTTCGTCCTGGGATTCTGGATCTTGTGCGCCGCCCAGTCGAGGATCCACTCCTTGTAGGCTGGGTCGGAGGCGAAGAGGTAGTCCAAGAACTTGTCCCAGACTGAGTTATCCCCTTCCTTGGGCTCGCACCCCCACCCAGTCCAGGTGTTCCAGTTATCCTCCACCTCTTGAGGCTGGCCCGGCGCGTAGGTCACATCGTACACCTCTGCGCGGGAAGGCCAGTCGAGCCACTCGCTCGCGGTCTTGAAGGTCCGGGTCCGGATACCCTGCTGGGTTGTGACCAGTCGGGTAAAACTCCGGTTAGAGAACTGGTGCCCGGTGTAGTCGGCGGGGGAGATGAGCCGTCCATCCTCGCGCACGACCACGATGCCGCGCCTGCGGACATACAACACATCTGCGCTCATCTCCCAGAGGGCGCGAGCCTCCTGGTAGGCGGGGGATGAGAGGACTAGAGCCTCCACCTCTTCAGGGGTGTGGGTGAGCAGGTAATCATCCAGCCCCACCTTAGAGCCGTCGTCCGCGGTGGGTAGCGCCACCACTGAGGGCCTCGCACCTCGCGCCAGTAGCTCGTGCGCCAGTGCCGTCTGTGCGCGCACCACGTTCGGGTTCGTCGCCGCGTCTGAGTCGAAAATGATCACCACTTCCCGATTAGTCCAAACGAATTGTTCCAGCGCGGGAAGGAGTGCGATGCCGCGTTTAGCAGAACGCCAGGAGTCCACCCCGCCGAGACCTACGCACGGCAAGCCCCGCTCGCTTGCCGCGGAAGCCTTCTTCTCCCCTTCGGTCAGGTAGACCCGCTCAGTTGGGTCTTGGGAGAGACCCGCCCAGTCGATGAGCGGAGGCAGGTATACCTCAGGCTTGCTGTTGAGCGGGCAAGCGTAACGTTGGGGACGTGCTTGTGCAGCGCGCCAGCCGGTGGGGGGAGAGAGGTAGCGCACGCGGAAGTATGGGTCCGGTGAGCCGTCGAGCTTGAAGTAGGGGATCAGGAGCGCGCTGCGTGAGCCGTCGAACGGCCGCCCGAGCTTGCCCACATCTTCGGGGGATAGGTGGCGGTAGCCTAGCAGGCTTGCCGCCTCGTCGGAGATGCCGGAAGAGCGCCAGCTTTCGCGCGCCAGGTCCTCTGGTGGAGCGGGGGAAGGGACTAGAGACAAGGCTGACATGGAGTCTCGTGGGACCGCGAGCGCAGGGGCGCGAGACTACTCCCCCACGCCCACGGGTGTCAACGGGTAGACAGAGTGTGTCGGGTTAGGCGTGCTCGGAGATCCAGTTTTTCGCCGCTTCCACACTGGTGAGGAACGGAGTCTGAGCGGGCGGCTTGAGGAGCCGGCCAGAGACTCCGACCAGCATCTTGATCGCCCGCCTCCGCTTCCCGAATACTGTGACAAACGAATCGGTTGTGTAGCCAGACACCAGAATCGTGCAGCCTTTGTAGCGCATGGGGTACCCTCCTAACGCCAAAGGCCCGCCCCTTGTGAGGGCGGGCAGGTCGCGCGGGTCTAGCGGTGGAGGCTAGGCGAGGCGCGCCTCGTCCAAGGGGCAGCGAGAGTAGATGTGGAGTGTGACCGCTTCTCCGCACACATCACAATACCCGCTACGCTTCTCTTGGGGGATCCGGTGCGGCTCCAGGGGGGTCTTCTCAGCCTGGTGCGCGTCCGCCTCGGCTTCCTTCAAGCTCTCGACCACCCCTTCGAGGGCTTCCACCCTGTCGGCGAGTGAGTCGCGCTCGGTGGCGAGTGAGTCGCGCTCGGTGGCGAGGCGGGTCACTCCGCGCACGAGGTCCTGGTAGGTGCAGAAGAAAGGAAGGGAGTCGGCTGCCTCTTCCAGCAGAGCTTGCAGGTACACATCAGGCGAGGGAGCCGGACGGGCGCTCTTGATGTCGGCCAGTTCCTTCTCCATCCGGAAGGCTCGCTCATAGACCAGCTTCCGATCTTCGGACAGGTCCTTGATCTCCGCGGCGCGCTTCTCCAGTTCCACCTCGACGCGGGCCATATCGGCCGTTCGCGCGGCTTGCAGCTTGGCTGTAGCCTTCCGCTCGTTGTCCAGGATGCTGCGAGTCCGATCCAGCTCCGCTTGCGTGGTGTTCAGATCGGACTGAAGGGACTTGATCCAGTCGATAACCTTGTCGGTGTTCATCTGGCATTCTCCATTTGTGGTTTCGGTAAAGCGGGGGGCTACCCAAGAGAGCCGCTCCCGCGAGCGGCTCCAGAGGGTAGGCTCCCACCTACAGCGCGCGGCGGATGACCTGGAGCTTCTCCTGTCCTTCCTCGGTGTCGAGGTGATACCACATAGACTCCTGGACCTTGGGGCCTGCGCCGACCCCGAGGGCCAGATTCGCGGCCCGGTTGTCCTCCGTCCCCCGCACCCCGATCTCGTGGCTCGTGTAGTACGTCACGGCCTGCGCCGCTCCCCACTGGGTGCCGGGCGCCGCGCCAGGCGCGCTGTACCACGCGCGCATGAGCGTCTGCCTCGTGTTCTCCGAGCGGGTCGCCTCGCCGGGGATGAGGGCCATGGAGAGCGCCAGCATATCCTTATCGCCGAAGGGCTTGGAGAGGAGCGAGAGGATGCGCTGATCCGTCTCGAGAGCCGCGGCCTCGAGGGACTGTGCCGCGCGGAGCGCGGTAGCCGCCATCTCTGCGCCCGTGGCGGTGTGCCGAAGGCGGGTAGCGGCCAAGGAGTGGGCCGCGCGGAAGGTATTCGCGCAGACGATGACGACAAACTGCCCGACGCCGAACGCATAGACGAGCGAGCCGTCGTGAGCGGAGGTGAGGGACGCGACGTCCTCACGCTCGGCCGCGTCACCGAGGGCGGCCGGGCCCTTGTGCCGGCGCTTGAGCTGCAAGAAGACTTGGGCCCCGCCGCGCAGGTGTCCGGCGTTGCCCCACGCGATGTCGCCGTGGCTCGCGCCCACGATCGCGGACCCCATATCGAAGATGAGATCGTTGCTGATTGTCTTGTAGTTGGCCCCAACCGCGCCGAGGGAGCGCTTGTTGTCCGAGCGGCGGACGATACGGGCGATATCGGGATCCACGTCGATTCCGTCGGCGGACTTGAGGGCCACGATCTCGGGGTTCCACGCCAGATCCGCGCTCTGCCGGAGGGCGGAGAGGGTGACATTGACTCCCTCCGTCTTGCTGGTGAGGGAGGACAGCCCCATCCGGCCGACAGCCTCTTCGCGCGGAGCCACGATCTGCTGGATGCCGCTAGAATCGCCGGAAACGGGGCTAGGCGCGACGATAGGGGTCAAGTGGGGGGTCGGCCTGGGTTCGGCCTGGATCGCGCTCAGCGGGGCGGTTCCGTTCGTCAGGGCGGCCAGCCGGGCCTTGTAGGCCGCGCGGAGGGAGTCCGATCCGGCGCTGGCCGCCGCGATCTCCTGGCCGATGGCGCGGAGCTGGGTCGGGGTGCAGGCGGCGCTCACGCGGGCGAGCCAGTCGGGCTGGCCGAACGCATCCACGGCGGAGGAGGGATAGACAATTTCGATGTCGGGGATCATGGGATTTTCCTTGGGCTAGCAGAGGCAGGAGGGAGAGAGGGATTCGAAGAGGCTGGCCAGGAGGAGGAGGGAGTAATCTGAGAGGGCGGGGGAGGAGAAGTCCATCGGGGTCTCGTTATCTGGTCTGGAGTTTAGCGGGTCTGAAGTCAGTGTCAAGTGAAAGTCGATGACTGGTCCTTATGCAGACATTAGGCCAAATGCGCTGAGAGAGGGGGAGGACACGGGACCGCGCAGGGTTTGCGCGGGACGCAGAAATTTCTGCGTTTGGGGGCGCGGGAAGGGCCGCGCGAGGCCTGGAGGGTGGAAAAGATACTGAGTACCGTGCCGGCCGGCAGGGGGGCCGAAAAAGGGGTAGAGCTGTGACACGCCAAGTACTCGTAATCAGGCGATTCCGCGATTTTGTAGTCATAAGTAAGGGTCAAACGCATTTCTCTTCTTTTTCTATTTTTTTATCCTACCTTTCCCTACATTTTCTCTCTTTTTCATTCAATGAAAGACTAGACCCTGACATCTATTACAACCAGAGGCCCTGCGCCTTGTCGCGGGGGTGTCATCCCCACCGAAAAGGGGCGCGGCGCGCTGTGACAGGCCCCCCTTCCCCATAAGTTTAATGTGATGTGCCCGGTGCTGTGACGAGTCCTGTGACGCCCGCCCCCTGGTTTAATTGGAACTGGGTTAACTGAGGTAGGGCAGGGTTCAGTGTATCTGGGTTAAGAGGTTGGAGCGGGGGTCAGTGTAGGTGAGTTGACTGAAGCTGGGGTCGATGGGCCAGTCTCGCAGAACGGAGCGCATGGCTCATGGCATCTGGAAGAGCGCACGGCTCACGGCGTCTAGTGGAACGCGCGCGGTCCTTAGAGCAGATGGTGGGGGCGCTGCGCGATGAACCGGCCCCCGGTTCCGGTTCACGGGTCCCATCCGAGGAGTCTCCATACGCGCTCAGAGGGCAGGGCCTCTAGATTTTTGTCAATCCCGCATAATACACTCAGTATCTCTCCTTGACAGATTCAAGCCAACCCTGTATCCCCTTCCCACCGTGGGAGGTCCCGCATGGGGAAGTACACGACGTTCAAAAACAAGGTGGCACCGGAGCCCGTTCGGCTCCCCGCGCCTGCTCCTCCCCCGCCAGAGGAGGAAGATGCCGTCCCGATGGAGACGGACAGGGACATCATGGCCGCATCGCGCATCGCTTTGGCGCGAATGATCACAGACCCCAAGGGAAATGCCCTAGCCAAGATCCGCGCAATCGAATTGCTGACCTCCAAGAACAAGCTCGCGCTCCTGACCGACGAAGACCTGATTGCTGAGTTGACTAGAAGGACGCCGAAGGATGGCTGACCCGACGATGGACGCCCTCCTCCGCGCGGGGGCTGCGTTCCTGGCCCGGCGTCCCGCGCAGAAGCCCCCTCCCGACCTGTTCGCGACCTGTTTTCCCGAGCAACTCGCGTTCATTCGAGATCCCTCTCTCCGCAAGGTCGCGTTTTGCACCCGCCGCGCAGCGAAGTCCTACTCAGTCGGGCTAATCTGCGTGGACTCGATGCTGAAGTTCCCGGCGAAGCACCTGATCGTGGGGCACACCCGCGAGTCCGTGCGCGGAGCGTTCTGGGTAGACGTTCTGAAGGACATCGCCCTCCGGTACTCGCTGGACCTGACGTTCAACGAGACACGCCTGGAGGTCATGCACTCGGGTGGGGGCTCCATCCGGCTACTGGGGATGGACTCCAACGAGGGCGAGCAGCGGAAAGCCCTCGGCCAGAAGTACAGGGTGGTCGCGATTGACGAGGCGCAGGACTTCCGCACCGACATCACCCAGTTGGTCCTGGGAACGCTCCAGCCCGCCCTGGCCGACTGGCGCGGAACGCTCATCCTTGCGGGCACGCCGGGTAACCTGCCCTCCGGCCTCTTCTACGAGGCGTCGGCGGGTAAGACAGCCGGGTGGACGGTACACAGGTGGGACGCCTACAAGAACACCTCCGTCCCGACTGGTTTGAAAAAGAGACTGTGTGACCAGTGGGCCGAGGAGATCAACACACTCATCTCGAACAACCCGCGCGTGATAGAGGTCCCCTGGTTCCGGCAGAACTACATGGGCGAGTGGGTGATCGAGGAGGACAAGCTTGTCTACCGCTACTCCCCCGAGCGCAACTCCTACGCCTCTCTCCCCGAGCACCCCCACGGCAAGTGGCACTACGTCCTCGGCTGCGACCTCGGCTTCAACGACGCCACAGCCTTCGTGGTCTGCGCCTATCACGACCACGACCGCACCCTCTACCTGCTCGACTGTTACGCCCGCGGAAACATGGACATCACCGAGGTAGCGGCGAAGGTGAAGGAGTTCTCCTCCCGCTACGACTTCTCGGCGCTCGTCGTCGATAACGCGAACAAGCAGGCGGTCGAGGAGATGCGCCGCAGGCACGAGATCGGGTGGACCCCCGCCGATAAAGTTGGTAAGAGCGACTTTATCGAATTGATGAATGGCGATCTCATCCAAGGGAACATCAAGCTCTCCCCCGCGTGCAAGGCTCTCGCGACAGAGTGGCAGAAGCTCATCTGGGATGACCGGGACAAGGGGCAGAAGCGGAAGGAGCATCCCGCTTGCGACAACCACCTCTCGGACGCAGCCCTTTACGCATGGCGTCATGCTTACGCCTACTTCTCCACCCCCAGAAGCCCTGACCTCCAGCCGTACACGCCGGAGTGGTTTGAGCAGGAGGCTGATCGGATGGAAGCCGCCGAGGAGCGGTATCAGAAGGAGCTTGAGGCCGAGCGCAACGGGGAGGACGCCACATGGTTGAGTTGAACAACATCGGCTTCCGACCGCTCCGGCCCTACGAGCAGTCGTTCGTCGTCGCGAGCATGGTCAAGAGCTACCGCGCATCCCAAGCGGCGGAGTCCATCCCCCAGCACGTCTTCTCAGCCCTCCACTCCCGCGTGGCGGCGCTGCTCGCGCAGCGGGCGCTCTGTATCGTCGCCACCCCCGACGACACCACGCTGCTCGGGTTCGCTATCGCAGCGGGGAGCGTCTTCCACTACGTCTACGTCAAGCCCGACTTCCGGCAGTATGGGCTCGGGGCGCGGCTCATGCGTGAAGTGGATGGCGACAAGGCTCGGGTGTACAGTCACAGGACTCCTTTGGGCGAGCACATGGTGAAGCACCTCGCCCCGCAGGCGCAGTTCTACCCTTACTCGGTGGTGTTGTATGGCGAAGAGTGACGACGTGGTGGAGATCCAGGAGCTTCGGATGGTGGATGGGACCCACATGGGCGGCGAGGTGCTCGTGACCGTCCACGCCGACCGGGCCAAGACCCCGTTCGCCGCGTTCAAGGAGACGGACCGGGGTGTTCTCGTGCGGGTGCTCAAGCTCACGTCCCCTGGACCGAAACTGTTCCTCATCCCGTGGGCGAACATCAAGGCGGTGGTCTATGCTGACTGACATCGACCCCGCCTTCATCGACATCCTCAAGGCGAAGGGGGTGAAGCTCTACTCCCGCCATGAGAGTGGCTTCACCGTCGAGTTCTTCATCTCCGGCCACGCCCCCCTGCCCGACTCCTGGCTCCCGATCGTGGGGAGGGTCGCAGACCCCGAGGTGTGCCGGTGCGGGCACTCCCTGCACGTCGAACACTCGGAGGCTGGGTGCCTGCGCGGGTGCCCGCTCGCCGTCTGCGCTCCGCACGACAACGAGGTGCCTGACGATGCTCCATAGGAGTTTGATCGACAGGCTGTGCAAGGAGTGGTGGTGCCAGTTGTTCGGCCACCGAGGGATGGTCTGCCACCACATCAGTCACAAGACCCTCAAGGACATCAAGTTGGGGTCCACATTTAGGCACGGCATCGTACACGGCATCGACAAGGAGAACGCCGTGGTGATCTGCGAGCCGCTGTCGGAGCGCACCGATGGGTGACCTGTTCGAGAAGACGCGGGAGGCTTACGCGCGCAAGCGCAGCCTCGTGATCAAGAAGGCTCTGAACGAGGCCCTCTACACCGACAGGTCCAAGGACATCTACCTCGCCCTCAAGGCGCAGACCTCACCCAACTGGCCGCCAGGGGTCCCGCGTCCAGGGCTCAACTGGCCTGCGCTGCACGCGCTCGACGCGCGGGAGCGGACGGAACTCATCAACATCGTGCGGGGCGTGTTCGACCTCCCTCCCGACAAGCGCATGACGACGGACCTCGGGCCGATGCCCAAGGACGACAAGCCAGACCTCAAGAGGCCCGACTAGCATGGCAACCATCGACTTCCGCAGCTTCTCCAACGGCAAGACTCCCCCTGAGCAGAACAAGTCGGGGGTGGACCTCCGCTGGTGGGACAGGACGGGTGGCGAGCTTGCCGACTCGGTGAGCCAGACCCTTCTTGCGCTGGACCGCGCGCAGGCGGCGCGCATCTCACAACTCATCACAGCGGCCCGGTTGTACGGGAACCTGCCCATGCTGGGCATGACCGGGATGACCTACTCCCGCTACGGGGCCATCCAGAACGTGATGCGGGAGCGGCTCACGTTCAACGTCATCCAGTCGGTCATCGACACGGTGACGGCAAAGATCGCCAAGAACAAGCCGAAGCCATTCTTCCTCACCTCGGGGGCAGACTACAAGACCCAGCGGAAGGCGAAGCGGCTCAACATGTTCGTGGAGGGCCTGTTCTACGAGAACGACGCCTACAAGCTCGGAGAACTCATCTTCCGAGACTCGTGCATCTGGGGAGATGGGCTCGCGCACGTCTTCGTGGACGAGAACGGGCGGATCAAGTTCGAGCGGGTCGCGTCGTCGGAGATGTACGTCGATGAGATCGAGGCGTTCTACGGTCAGCCCCGGCAGATGCACCGGGTGGTGAATGTGGACCGGCACGTCCTCATCGACCGCTTCCCTGGCAAGAAGAAGCTCATCGTGGACGCGAACGCAGCCCCGATGGAGGACGCCCGCGCGCCGAACGTCGCGGACGTGGTGATGGTGCGGGAGTCCTGGCACCTCCCCTCGTCCAAGGGTGCGAAGGACGGCAGGCACGCGATCACCATCGCGGGTGAGACGCTGCTCTCGGAGAAGTGGGTCTACGACTTCTTCCCCTTCGCTCGGATGCAGTGGTGCCCGAAGCTCTATGGGTACTGGAGCCAGGGGCTTGCGGAGCAGGTCCAGAACATCCAGATGGAGATCAACAAGGTCCTCTGGATCGTCCAGCGGTCCTACCAACTCGGCGGGAGCTTCAAGGTTCTGGTCGAGAACGGCAGCAAGGTGGTCAAGTCCCACCTCGACAACGAGGTGGGGTCCATCATCACCTACACGGGCAGACCGCCGGAGTACATCGTCCCTCCCATCCTCCCGCCGGAAATCTACGGGCACCTGGAGAAGCTCAAGCAATCGGCCTACGAGCAGGCGGGCATCTCCATGCTGTCGGCGGCGAGCAAGAAGCCGGAGGGGCTCGACTCGGGCCGCGCGCTCCGAGAGATGAACGACATCGAGTCAGATCGCTTCGTCATGGTGGGGCACGCCTACGAGCGGTTCTTCCTCGACCTCGCTCGCATCGGCATCGCGCTCGCGCGCGAGGAGGCGAGGGAGTCTGGGAGCTACGACGTGAACGTGCCGGGGCGCATGGCGCTCCGCAAGTTCGACTGGAAGGAGATCGACCTCGAAGAAGACTCCTACGTCATGCAGTGCTTCCCCGTCTCATCCCTGCCGAACCAGCCCGAAGGCCGGTTCCAGACCGTGCAGGAGTGGGTGCAGGCGGGCTGGTACACAGTACGGCAGGCGAAGAAGTTGATGAACTTCCCCGACACCGAGCAGATCGACTCGCTCCAACAGGCGGCGGAAGACGTGATCACCGAGGACCTCGACAAGATCGTGGACGAGGGGATCCAGACCGCGCCGGAAGCCCTCGACAACCTGGAGGTCGCGGCGGAACTGGCCCTGGAGTACTACCAGATCGGGAAGGTGAACGGCCTGGAGGACGAGCGGCTTGAGATGCTGCGCGTCTACATCCAGCAGGTCAACGCTCTGATGAACCCGCCGCCGCCTCCCGGTGCGCCGCCCCCGGCTCCTCCCATGATGGCACCTCCTCCTCCTGGCGCTCTCCCGCCCGGTCCCCCGCAGCCCCAGATGGCACCTCCCCCTAGCGCGCCTCCTGCGCCTGGAGTTCAGTGATGGTCTTCGCGCCACACTACGATCAGATCGCCAACGCACTCAAGTACACACCACTTCGGCCTAGCGCGTCGACCGTGTTTACGAAGATTGAGGCTCGGCTCGGCACGCTGGCGCCTCCGAAGAATCTCAAGGAACTGGAGAACCTGATGGAGCTTCTCCGAATGATGTCAGAGTTGGGGGGACGGATCCAGGCGGAACTGGGTGCACCGGAATCCATCATGGGCCAGACCCTTGAGTTCCAGAACGCATACAGGGATATCCGTGAGGTAGTGCTCATGCTTCGTGAGGGGAGCCGTGAGAATCAAAAACTCGCGTTCACGTCTCTGAAGACCATTCTTCGGTGCAGGCGGGCTGAAGACCGAAACTACCCAACCTACAAAGCTCGTGTGGAGATGAACTGATGGACACCCCGACCACCCCTTCCACGCCTGCGCCGCAGGCTCCCCCGTCTACCCCCGAGCCGAAGGCCGCGCCCGAGGCCCCCGCAACTCCTGACCCGAAGGCTCTGGAGTTCCAACTCAAGACCCGCTTCGAGGCCGAGAAGCGGCAGATGGAGGCTCGCTACAAGAAGGAGATCGAGCAGGAGCGCGGCAAGTTCTCCGAGGTCGAGAAGGTCAAGCGGGAACTGGAGTCCTTGCTGGAGCAGGGCAAGCGGGATCCGGCGAGCCTCGGCAAGAAGCTCTGGGGCGGCGACAAGTGGTACGAGAACCTGACTGAGTACCAGTTGAACGGGGGCAAGATCACCCCTGAGATGCTCCAGTCGGCCCTGGACGAGAAGACCGAGACGATCAAGCGGGAGTTCCAGACCGAGCGCGAGAAAGAGAAGCAGGCTGAGATGGAGCGGCTGCGCGGCGAGCAGGAGAGCCAGAAGCAGCAGGCGCGTCAGGACTGGGTGGAGGAGGTCCAGTCTGAGTTGAAGGAGAACGCGACCAAGTTCCGGCTTGTCGCCAAGCACAACGCGCTCCCGGCGGTCGTCTCGTACATCGAGAACCACTACACCCAGACCGGCACACTCCTCTCCAACGAGGCTGGACTGAAGGCTGTCGAAGATCAGCTGCGGAAGGCTGTGTTTGACAGCATCGATGATGACCTGTATACCGAATGGCAGAAGTCTCGGCAGGCTGCCAAACCTGCCCCCGTGCGGGAAACTCGCACACGGGAGCCCGAGGTCCGAACGCTCCACAACGGCTTGACGCGGAGCAGCACGGAACCGGCAAAGCGTCTGACCCGTGATGAGCGCATCCAGCGTGCCCTCACCCGGTTGGAGGAGCTTACGGGACCCCGATAGTAGCGCGCCGAGGGCGCTCCACCCCAACCCAGGAGTGCCCTCGTGTCCGCTTACTTCGACCTCCCCGCAGCGACCGCCATCCTCAAGGAACTCTACGACGGACAGATCGTCGAGGATGAGGTCTACAAAGAGAATCCGTTCTACACGATGGTCCCGAAGAAGACGAACTTCTTCGGCAAGAACCGTCCGATCCCGCTCGCCTACGGCGTGAGCCAGGGCCGGTCGAGCCAGTTCGCGAACGCGCAGGCGAATCAGGCCCCGGCGCAGCTCGCGGAGTTCCTGCTCACCCGCAAGCGCGACTACTCGCTCGCCACCCTCGACAACGAGACGCGCGAGGCGTCGTCCAACGACAAGGGCGCGTTCATCGACGCGATCACGAACGTGGTGGACTGGGCGATCCAGTCGATCACGATGTCGCTCGCCTCGGCCCTCTTCCGACCCGGCACTGGCACCATCGGCCAGGTCAACGCCTCGGGCCTCTCGACCGGCGTGATCACCCTCACGGACCCCTCCTCGGTGGTCCAGTTCGAGGTCAACCAGACCCTCCAGGCGTCCAGCCTCGACGGTGGCGGCACGACCCGCGCGGGCATCGGCTACGTCATCGCTGTGGACCGCTTCGCGGGCACCGTCACCGTGGCCTCCTCGGGCTTCGGCGGCGCGGCGGCGACCCCGACCGCATGGGCGGCGAGCGACTTCCTGTTCGTCCAGGGCGACCAGAACCAGAAGATCAGCGGACTCCCGGCGTGGCTCCTCAACGCGGCCCCCTCGGGCTCGGACAACTTCTACGGGGTGAACCGCTCCGTGGACCGCTGGAGGCTCGCGGGTGGCTACTACGACGGCTCGGCGCAGAGCATCGAGGAAGCCGTGGTCGATGCCGCGATGCTCCTCGGTCGAGAAGGCGGAACGCCGAACATGTTCTGGGTTGGCTTCGCCTCCTACGGTGCGCTGGAGAAGGCACTCGGGAGCAAGGTGCAATACGTCGAGATGAAGGGTCCCGGCGAGATCGCGTTCGAGGGCATCAAGATCAACGGCCCGAAGGGCATGATCACGGTCCTCCCCGACCGCAACTGCCCCGCCTTCACCGGCTACCTGCTCAAGATGTCCACCTGGACGCTGCACAGCCTCGGTGAGTGCCCGAAGATCCTCCGCTACGAGGACAACAACGAGATGCTCCGCATCACGAACGCCGATGCGATGGAACTCCGCACCGGCTACTACGCGAACCTCGCGTGCGTGGCCCCGGCCTGGAACGCCCAGGTCAAGCTGTCCGCGTAAGGGGACATCATGGCGAATCGCAACTACAGCCAGTTCCAACTTTCCCACGAGAAGTCCACGGTCACGATCTACGCGACCGTGGATCTCGTCTCGGGAGTGCCGGTTCTGAAAGCGTTCACGGCTCCCGCCACGGGCGGGGCCGGGAGCTACTCGACGGTCACGTCGTACAAGGGGATCAAGTCCATCTCCTACGCTGCGGTCGGCCTCCTGACGGTGAACCTCACCGACAACTTCGTGAGGCTCCTCGACGTGGAGATCACCGCAACGAACACGGACGGAGCCACCACTCCGACGATCCGAGGTGGGTTCGTCGTCTCGGAGCAGGTGGTCAACTCGACCACTCCCAAGTTCGTTCTCGGGATGACCAACGCTGCCGGGGCCCTCGCGCTTCCCGCTGCCACGGATCGCCTGCTCCTCGCAATCGTCCTCTCCAACTCGTCGGCTCAGTAAGAGGGACACATGGCAATCACGGCATCCATCGCACTGTCCCCCTCTTCGACCACGGCTCCGACCGACGTGAACGCGCAGGTCACGGTGAACAACTCGGCGGGCGCGTCGGTCACGGTCACGAGCATCATCCCGACCGCTGTCGCCAAGACCTCGGGAACGCCTACGACCCCGACGCTGCTCGGCATCTGCACGGCGGGTTACCCCGGCCAGAACAACACGGTTCCGGCCACGGGCTCGGCGGTGTTCAGCTTCTCGCTGGCTCCCACGAGCCCGCAGACGAACACCTACTCGGTGAACCCGTTCCCGGTGGGTGTGACCCCGCTGGTTCCGCTCGCGATGCCCTCGTCCCAGGTCATCACGGTGGGCGCGACGGTCTTCACAAGCGACGGAGCCATCACGAACGCAACGACGGCTGACCTCACGGTCACGGGCTTCACCCCCGGCTAGTCGTAGCCTCAGAAGTGAGGTAACCTGGAGCCCTCATCCCCACCCTCCGGGGGTGGGGGCTTCGTGCTGGAGGCAAGATGCCGGCTGGACAGACGACACTCCTGGCCGTCCGTACCGCCGCTCGCCAGCGGTCGGACATGGTGAACTCCCTCTTCCTCACGGATGCGGAGTTCAACGCGAACATCGCGGCGAGCCACCAGGAACTCTATGACCTCCTGGTCGAAGCCTACGGCAACGACTACTTCGTCGCTGGCACACCCGACAACTGGTATCAGTTCGCCTTCAACGGCACGAGCGCGGGCTTCCTGCTCCCCGATGGGACGGCGACCTATCTCCTCAAGGACGGGCTGACGACCGCGCCCGCGTTCTACAAGCTCCTTGGGGTAGACCTCCAGCTTTCGGGCGCACCGGATGGCTGGCTCACGCTCAAGCCGTTCACGTTCATGGAGCGCAACCGCTTCTCCTTCCCGAACACCCAAGCGGCCTACGGGCGGCGCACGAACCTGCGCTACCGCATCCAGGGCAACTCGCTCTGGTTCACTCCGCTTCCATCGGGGAATCAGAACTGCCGCATCTGGTACGTTCCAAGGCTCACAGTTGCGTCCGCAGACTCCGACGTGATCGATGGGGTGAACGGCTGGGAGGAGTACATCGTGGTGGACGCTGCGATCAAGGCTCTCCAGAAGGAGGAGTCGGACGTGAGCGTCCTCATGGCGCAGAAGCAGGCTCTCATCCAGCGCATCAACTCAATCGCAGAGAACCGGGATGCAGGCTCCCCGGCCCGCGTGAGCGACTCCCGCCGGTCAGATGGCTTTGCCTCCACAGGCGGGTACGGTGGGGAGGAGTACAACTAGATGCAGGCCCCCACTACACTTCTGACGACGGACGCGATGCTGAACCGCGTCCAAGGTCTCATCGTGCCCGTGATTCGTCAGATAGTGACCGCTCTCACGGTCCCTGGGGGCGTCGAACAGCAGGCGTGGCAGCCGCTCCCACTGTCGGGGGGCTGGGCGTCTTACGGTGGGGTCACGAGTCCTCCAGGGTACTTCATGGACTCGCTGGGGCGCGTGCTGCTCCGGGGCGCGGTGGTGAAGTCTGGAGGGACGAGTACCATCTGCGTGCTCCCTGAGATGTACCGGCCCAAGTACATCGTGTCCCTCCCTACCGTGGGAGACGGGTTGTTCGCCTGTGTTCACGTCGATTCGGCGGGACTCGTGACGCTTGCTCTGGGTGCCGCTGCAACCTACATCCACCTGGATAGTGTCCAGTTTGATACGAGGGTGTGATGGACACGCAGATCATCAACATCCCGTTCGCGCAGGGTGTCGATACCAAGAGTGACCCGAAGCAGCTCCCGCCTGGGAAGCTCACGCTTCTGGAGAATGGGACGTTCGTCAGCCCCACCAGCATTACAGCCCGAAATGGGTTCACCACGGTGTCTGCCGCGGCTACCATACCCGATCAACTGTTCACGGATGGATCGGGCAGTAAGCTCTACGGGCTTAAGACGGGAACCCCATCAGTCTTCGGGCTCGTCGCAGGCACGCTCGCCCAGAACTCCGGGAACGTCGACTCAGGTGCGGGGGTGCGCGGGGCTTTCTATACGCCCGTGGCCCCAGCGCATGTACAGAGGAGCGTGATCGGGGCCACTCCTCCTGTGGCGCTCCCAGTGGCGGGGTACATCGGCGGGGTCACGCACCCCTCGGATGGACTCGGACCGTATCTCCAGGTCTCGGCTTACCCTGACACAACGACATCTGTGCTCGTGACTGTGGCAGATGGGTACACGGGAGAGGTCTATTCCACGGGGATCATCACAGGTGTGCCGTTCACGAATTTGATGTTGTGGACCTACAACGTGGGCTTGACTGGCGCAGCCGTCATCGTCTTCTGCAATGGTACGACTAACGCAAAGGGGTTGGTGGTTTCAACAGGCTCCCTTGGTTCTTGGACACCTACGTCGGCTAGTGTGTTCTCGTTTGGCGCGCCGATTATGTCAGCCCGGGTCACCAACTCGCAGACTGCCGTGGTAGCGTCGTTCAACGGAGTCAATGTAACCTACAGTGAGGTCAACCCCTTTTCGGGGGCCGTACTCCACACTCAAACCACCGTGTCCGCTGTGGCGGTAGAGAAGGTGGCTATTGGGCCTGGGTACGGCTCGCCCTATGGGCTCGTGTATGAGTACAATGTTGCAGGTGTCGAGACCATCATCTATGTTGGACTGCTGCTTGACTTGACGACCGCTTACACGGGCGCTCCGCAGCCACTTACCACGGCTGCATCTGGAGCGGGTGTCACAGGCAGTATCTATGTCTCAGGCCAGTACATCTACACAGATTGCATCGCTGCTGACACCTTCCCGGTCCAGATCAATGGGATGCGTCTCGTGACCGTGGCCTACGGGACTGGCGCGCTCTCGTTCACGCACGTTAGGTCCCCCGGTGTGTATCTAGCGGGTGGCCCCGTCACCACGGCCTATGGGAGGGAGTTGATCCCCTGCTACTACGCAGGCCCTACGCAGGGGTGTTACCTCCTGCTCGACGCGATCAACACCTACCTTCCGGCTGGGGGTTACAGTACACCAGGGATTGGGATCGAGTCGCCATCTCCCATCGCTCAGATTGCGCTAGGGTACGGCCCTACTACTGCCGCAGTCACCACCGCACACCCCTTCTTCTCCAACGTCGCAGGCACTCTCGTAGCCCCTACCCCGATGCCATTCCCCGATGGGACGGGACTGTCCTGGGCTGCGTTCGAGATCTCCAATACGGAGATCGACTCCGGGGTGACGGTGCGGTCGCTTGTGCCCGTGCTGTACACCATCTGGCTTAGGTCATCCACCAATGCGGCCATCCCATCCTCTGGCAAGCTTGTCTTCACGGGTGGAAAGGCTTCTGGAGCGGGGAGTGTGATCTTTGGAATGGGTGTGGGGATGCAGTTCGATGGGCAGGGTTTCAACGAGAACAACTTTCTGTTCTACCCCGAGCCTCCCAAGTTCACCCCTGCGTCTGTGGGGGCTGTGTACACCTACCAGTATGTACAGGTCTGGGAGTACACAGACGGAACTGGAGTAGTGCAGCGCAGTGCGCCTAGCGTGCCTGTGACGGTGACCACGCTCCTCCCCATCGACAACGCAGGGGGGCATGGAGTGACCGTAGCAGCGAGCACGATCCCCATCACGGGGCACGCGCCATACGGTGCGATCTACAGGACTACAAACAACGGGACTGTCTTCTACAAGGTGGGCCAGCTCATCACAGACGGTGCCTGGTCCGGCCGATATTTGAAGTACACCGACGTGACAACTGACGCGCTCCTGCTCGGGAGCACGCTTCTCTACACTACGGGTGGGGTGGTTGAGAATGCCCCACTCCCTCCGAGTCACGGGCTCACGAATCACCGCTCGCGCATCTTCGCCATCGACAGCACGCACCCAGAGAACATCTGGTATTCTCGAGTTCTCTCTCAGGGGGCACCTGTTGAGTTCAGTGCCTCATTCATCTTTGGGACTCCGCAGGCTGGAGGCGGGTGTACGGCCCTCGCGTCGATGGATGACAAGCTCGTCATCTTCAAGGCTGATCGCATCTTCTACCTGTCTGGGCAGGGACCGGATGCGACGGGCGGAAACAACGACTTCATCGAGGCGATCCCCATCGTCACCGACGTGGGGTGCATCAACCCGCGGTCAGTGGTGGTCACACCTTTCGGTGTGATGTTCCAGTCCCGCAAGGGCATCTGCCTCCTCGACCGCGCTCTCCAGATCTCCTACAAGGGATCCCCAGTGGAGGCCTATCTGACGGGGGCCATCACCCCTCTCATCTCCTCGGCAGTGTGTCTGCCGAAGGTGAGTCAAGTTCGGTTCACGATCCCCGGCTCCACGATCCTGGTCTACGACTACTTCGTGGACCAGTGGAGCGTATTCACGAACCTCGCTGTCATCGATGCCTCCGTGGCTGATGGGGTCTACTACATCAGTACGGGCTCATCTCTCCAGGTGGAGTCCACATCGGAGATCTTAGATACCGGAAACCTCTTCGGGAACCTCCGAGTCATCCTCGGGGCCGTCGCGATGGGGGGGCTTCCTGGGGTACAGCGCATCCGCAGGGCCATCGTAGAAGGGACCTGGGGGCCGCTCACCCGTCTGGACTGTTCCTACACATACGGCTTCGGCCCGGCGGGCAGCAAGGGCACCGTGTCTCTTTACGGGCCTCTTACAGCTGCACGGGTCCACCTACCTCTCCAGAAGGCATCTGCGGTAGCCCTCAGCCTCTCCTTCACCTGGACTACAGGGGAGAGTGCCCTACCCAGGCTCAGTTCCCTCGGTCTTGAAGTTGGTGTAAAGAAGGGTGGGGCCAAGATCCCCGCCGCTTTCAGCACGGGGTAACCATGAGAATGAGTCCTTTCGCCTCTGCGCTGTTTCCCCAGCACTTCGCCTTCGGGGGCATCCCTGCATCCGAGAACACCGGGGCGCCTACCACTCGGAATACCGCTACTGGGCAAGCCCTCAATCCCTGGGACTCCCCTAATGACCCTGCTCCGGCCCCCATCGAGGCCGGTAGGGTTGGCACTACCCCCGGCACCCCGAGCAACGTGATGGGGACCCGAGACGCCGCCATTGACGCGGCAGGCAACACGCAGGGTGGCATCAGCCAGCAGCAGTTGATCCAGAACTACCAGAACAACCCAGCCGCCTTCCAGGCAAACGCCCCTCCCCCACAGGCCACTATCCAGGGCATCTCAGCCCAGATGAACGGCACCGGCATGGTAGGAGACCTGCGCGACATCCAGAACAGCGGGCTACTGCCCACCCAGAGCGCCGGGGCCGCTCAACAGGCGCAGGCATCGAGCGCCGGGCAGGCCACGCTTGCCAGCTCGAGCAATGCCCAGAACCAGTTCAACGCGCAGGGCTACAAGGACTGGACCCCGACCGGCGCGGTAGGGTCTACCTACGGCGGACAGATGACCCAGGGTGCGATGGGTCAGATGGGCCAGCAAGACGCCCAACAGTCCCAGCTTGCGAACACGCTCCTTGCCCAGTCGCAGGGCCAGGGTCCATCGCTCGCGCAGGGGCAACTCCAGGCTGCGACGGAGCAGAACCAGAAGCAGATTGCCGGGATGATGGCAAGCCAGCGGGGGCTCAACCCCGGCATGGCTCAGAAGCAGGTTCTCGAGCAGCAGGCGGCTGCGGGTCAGCAGGCGGCGCAGCAGAGCGCGCAGATCAGGAACCAGGAGCAGTTCCAGGCCCAGTCCCAGTACGGGAACCTGCTCGGCCAGCAGCAGCAGCAGAACCTCGCGCAAGGGCAACTTGGCGCAGGGCTCTACGGCACCCAGGCAGGCATCGGCCTCGGCCAGCAGCAGATGCAGATGCAGAACACGCTTCAGAGCCAGAACGTCAACGCCCAGGTCGCCCAGCAGAACGCAGCGATGCAGGGGCAGTATGGTCTCCAGAACGCTGCGGCTCAGAATCAAATGGCGCAGTACAACGCCGCAAATCAACAGCAGTCTGCACTTGCCAATGCCCAGATGGGGAACCAGCAGAGCCAGTACAACGCAGGGCTTGGGCTCCAGGGGCAGCAACTCCAGGTCGGAGCTGCGGGCCAGCAGTTGGGGTCCGACACGAGCCGGTATAATGCTCAACTCGGGTCAGATACCCAGCGTTACCTGGGGCAACTCCAGCAGCAGACGGCGGCGGCTGGGCGGCAGCAGCAGAGCGATGCGGGCTGGCTCGGGGCTCTGGGCTCTCTTACAGGCGGCATCTTCGGAGGCCCCATCGGAACTGCCCTTGGCGGAGTCGCCGGGAAAGCGCTGACCAAGCTGCTCGAAGGCAACTCCAACTCCTGGGGCGGTTCGGCTTCCAGTTACGCGGATGTTAGCGCAAATCCGACGCAGTTCGTCGCCAAGGGTGGCTACGTCCACGGTGGCAAGGTGAACGCTCCCGGCGACTCGCTCGCGAACGACACCGTGCCTGCGATGCTGTCGCCGGGGGAGATCATCCTCCCGCGCTCGGTCGCGCAGCATCCCGACGCACCGGAGAAGGCAGAAGCGTTCGTGCAAGCCATCAAGAAGCGCAAGGGCAAGAAGCGGAAGGTGGCCTAAGATGGGAAAGAGTCTCCTCGACGTGATCGGAGAAGAGGGCTCCCACTTCCGCGTGTACAACGGGAAGAAGGAGTTCAAGGTCGCCAAGCACGGTCTTAGCGATTCCACGATCAAGCACCTCCGCGAGTCGGTGCGGCCCAAGGTCATGCCGAAAATGCAGCACTTCGCGCAGGGTGGCGGGGTGTATGACCCCGACACGATGGAAGCCTGGGGGCCGCGCGACCTCCCGGCACCCGAGATCCTTGGTGACCCAGGCTACCCTGTCCTGACACCGGGACAGATGGAGGCTGAGAAGGCCGCGCAGGATGCGGCTGGGATGGGCGCGGACGTGGGTCGCGCAGCCTACGTCGGGGATGACAACCTACTCCCGCCGACGCAGCCTGCGCCACCCCCCGAAGTGACTCCCATCCAGAACCCTGATCAAGCTCTGATGGACCGACACGATCCATTCAAGAGCCCGAATGACCGCTATGGGAAGAAGCCGGGACCGAACGACGGCTGGGTCGATTCCGTGGTGCCGGAGAAGTCGCCTCCGCTCGGCCGACCGGAGAAGCCTCCGTCCACGACCGTCAACCCGAACAATTCGGAGGTCGATAGCCTGTCTGGTGGGCTCATGGGACTCTCGGGCAAGAGCTACGGAGCCCACGACTACGGTAAGGAATACAGGGCTGCTGAGGAGAAGGCTGCGAAGGCTGCTGAGAAGCAGGGCGCGGACCTGGAGGTTGCGCGCAACCACTTCGTGGGTCTCGGAAACGATATCCGACTCCAGCATGAAAACGACCTTGCCACGATGGATGCCGGATTCAAGAAGGACCAGGAGGAGTTGAAGGGAGCAATCGAGGAGTACAAGGCCGGGAAGCTTGACCCCAACCGCATCTGGGGAACGGGGGCTTCTGCCGTGGTCAGCCGCATCGGCGGGGCGCTCTCGATGGCTCTCGGGGCCTATGGAGCAGCCATCACCAAGAGCCCCAACTTCGCGAAGGAGATCATCGACGACGCGATTGCGCGGGACATGAAGGCGCAGGAGTTCGACCAGAAGAGGAAGGGCGAACTCATCGGCATGATGACGACCAACTTCCGAGATACCCAGTCCAAGCGCATGGCGGAACTGGGGATGAAGAATCTCTTCGCCGCCGAGGAGATCGACAGGTTCGGCAAGTCAGTCCAGATGGGACAGGACGCTGATAAGCTCAAGACCCTCGCCAATCAGTACCGGGTGGAGGGAGTGAAGGGCATGATGGAGGCCCAGCAGAGTGCCTCGTCCGTCGCGCTCGCGAAGGCGCAGACCGCGAAGGTCGCCCAGGAGACGGCTCTCCAGCAGTCCATCTTCCAGCAAGTCAGCACGATGGTGCAGAAGGCACCTCGCAATCCAGATAACTCCCTCGCGCTCTCCCCCTCTGTTGCAGCCGACTACAACACCTACGCCCCGATGGTGAAGCGCGCTCCCAACATGGCAACAGTCACCCGGCTGGACGGGTCCACCGCTGCGACCCAGGTGTCGAATCCGAAGGACATTCCGCTCATCTCGGGGCTCACGCAGACGACCGCCACCATCGTGAAGCTGGCAGAAGAGATCAACAAGGACCTCACTTCAAACAACAGGGGGGAGGCGAACATCCCCTTCGTGGACAATGAGGCGATCCTCAAGAAGCAGGCGAACCTTGAGAGACTGAAGGAGGAACTGCAGAAGCTCGGCTCCATTGGCTCGGGGAGGCTCACCACTTCAGCCCAGTCTATTCAGAAACTCATCGGGGACGTGTCCAACTGGCGGCTATGGTCGGGGGCCGCCCCTTACACGGGGAGGATCCAGACCGAGGTCAGGAACATCGTCCGCGAGACGGGTGCCATCATGGACCAGAAGACCGACATGAAGTGGCTCCACCCCTCGACCGCTCGACGGGAGGAGCCGGGTGGATAACGCCTACTTCATCAACCAGAACGGTGAAGTGGTCCAGGCCCCGATGCAGCAGGGGCTTGAGAACGGCTGGCGACTCGCGTCCAGCGAGACGGTCAAACAGTCTGAGTACGAGACGACCCCCTCCATCCTGGCGGGCCTCGCAGAGCGCGCAGCCTCCACCGCATCGTTCGGAGCGTCCACCTGGGCAGAGAAGCAAGTCTTCGACCCCGAGGGCATCAAGCGGCGCGAGGCTGCGGTCGAGAAGCACGCCCCTATCTCCGGCTACGCAGCCGACATGGGCGGCATCCTCGCATCCTCCCTGCTCCTCCCCGGTGGAGGGCTCACGGGGCTCGTGGAGAAGGGTGCGGCGGGAGTCGGTGAGGCTGCGACCAGAGCGATCACAGGAGGCGCGGCCCGCACAGCCCTCCAGGGCTACGCGGGCAGCGCAGCCCGCTACGCTGCCCGTGGCGCGGTCGAGGGCGCGGCCTACACGGGCGGGAGCCTCGTCCACGAGGCGGCGCTAGGCGACCCGTCCGACGTGGCAGAGCACGCGCTCGCGAGCCTCGGGCAGGGTGCCGTTCTCGGGGCGGGCATCTCCTCCGCGCTCGGGCTCGTGGGCGGGGCGAGTCAGTCTGTTCTGCGGAAAGCGTCCGACTGGCTCGGGCGCGCCTCCCCCGCTGGCGAGGGGGCCGCTGGCGACATCGCGAAGGCTGCGGAGGCTATGGTGGAGGTCCCGCGCATCGGCGGGGACCAGATCGCCGCCGCTCGCGCCGCCGCAGAGGAGTCGCGCAGTATCTATGCGGAAGCGGTCCAGACCGCAAAGGATGCGAAGATCGCCCTTCAGTCGGAGCGCGACACCGCGAAGGCCGCGCTCGCGAACGACACGCTTGAGCAAGCGTTCAAGAAGGAGGCGGAAGCGAAGGCCACGCACGAGGCTGCGCTCCAGAGGTTGACCGACGCAGCCACCCCCGCCGCGCAGAAGCCGGTGATGGTCCCGCAGCCCGTCGCTGACGCGATGCTGATCCTTGAGAAGCGGTACGGCTCGTGGGCTGCAATGGCGGTCCAGAACGCCAGCCCCGAGATGCAGAGTTGGTTTGCGGCAAACTCCAACCGCATCGCGGGGCACCCGAACCCGTCTGCGTTCATCGACTTCGCCGCCAGTCTCAAGAGCCCAAAGAACGCATCCTATGTCCTCGACGCAGCCGTCGCGGGGCTGGAGGGGAAGTCCGAGAAGGTCACCCTCGACGCTGCGATGAAGCACGTCAAAGAGGTGGATGACCTCGCGCACGAGATGCGGAACATCGATGCAGGCCACCTCCCCATCTCGGCTGGTGGGCTGACGGTGGGGAAGCCTACGGTCCCCATCGTAGCTGCGTTCAAGGATGCTGTGGATGGACTCCGCACGTCCCTTGACAAGTTCGGCGCGTCTGACGTGCTTCCCGGTGGGCGGGAGATCCACACCCCGTATGGCGCGCAGGCCCGTGCGATCCAAGAGAAGGTCCTCGTCCCGCTTGAGGCGGCACAGGCGAGGATGTCACGGGCGCTCGGCATCCCAGCAGAGACGCCCCCCCACGCCCCCCTAAGCTCGAACGGGCTCATCGAGAGGATGCAGGGTCTCGTCAACAAGAACGTGGGGCTCACCCCGATTGCGAAGCTAGTGGACGCGATGGAGGCTGAAGGACTCGACCGCGCGAGCATCCACTCTGCATTGTTGGACGCCGCCAAGGCAGGGGACATCGAGCTTCAGCCAGGGTCAGGGGTTGGGGGGCGTGTGCTCCGGGGAGAGGCTGCGTCAAAGCTCCCGCCGGGTCCGCAGGGGACGTTCCTTGAGTATGGAAGACCACTTCGAGAACTGCCGACCCCTGAGGTCATGAAGTCGGGCGAGCACCCCAACCCGATTGCTTTCGACGCGCTCTACAAGGCCCAGCGTGACTTGAAGAAGGTCATCCCCGAGATGGGATCCGACGCCTACCAACTCGCCGCCCCACTCTACGATGAGATGCTGAAGAACCTCGCCCCCGGTGTCCGAGAACTGGTTGGCAACAAGGAGCTGTTCGGGGCCGGGGCCGTGGTGCAACAGAAGTGGGCGGGCAACTACGCTCAGTTGGCCGATGCGATTGCTCGGTTCCGACAGGAGTTCATGGTCGAAAAACCCGTCGAGTACGGGAAGAAGGGGCTCGTCAAAGAGTCCTCCATCGAGAAGATCGGAACCCTGTTCAACAAGCCGAACGACTACGCATCCACGTTCAATAAGGTCCGCGCTCTGGACGAGATGGAGGCGGCTCTCAAGGAGTATATCCCCGCGTTCCAAGAGCGGATGGCGACCGTGCAGGAGAGCGCCGCAGGGCTCGACAAGGCGCACCTCGATGAACTCATCGGGAAGACGAACCAACTGCCGAAGGATCTCCTGGAGAACCTCGGGGGGCTGACGCTCTCCCACGAGACGGCGAAGGCTGCGGAGATGGCAAAGGCCCTCCTGAACGTGAACTCAAAAGTCCAGATGGAGGAAGCCCGAGCCGCTGCCGCGCAGATGAAGAAGGCGGAAGCTGCGGCGCGCATCGATGCGCTCCTCAAGGAACGGATCGCGATGCAGGAAGCCGCGGCCGAGCGGGCTAGCATGAGGGCTACCTCCGCACGGGAGGGGGTCGAGTTCAAGCAGGCGACTGCTGCCCCGGTGGATGAGGCTGCGTCTACCGCCCGCACCGCTTCCTCCGTTGCGGACAAGGCGCGCATGGCGATGAAGGAGCCCGCTGAGGAGCTTCGCCGCCTGGAGCGCGAGCTTGCCGTCGCCCAGAACGACCTCAAGTCCGCGACGACCGAGGTCGCGGGCGTCGAGAACGCTCGCGCGCTCCGTACCGCGTTCCCTCAGATGGCGGTACTTGGGGAGAGCATGAGGATCCCCATCCTACCACGCGCCGTTCGGGGCGTAGCTGCTCTGGCGAAGCTCGTCAACCTCGTCTCTGCCGGGGATGCCTTCAAGACCCGCCTCTACTCCGCAGCGCAGGCGGGCAAGGGTGCGGTCGAGTCTGCCGCCAACAACACGCTCGCGGGCAAGCTCGCCCCGGCGGCGCGCGCGGCTTACGTCACCTCGTCCAACTACGCAGATGCGGTGAAGCAGCACGAGGCTGACCGCAAGAAACTCCAGATGGACCCGAAGCAGATGCTCGATGCCGCCTCGCAGGCTATCGAGGGCGGGGTGCCGCACGCACCCCAGGTGTCGAACGCGATGCAGAAGGTCATCCTCGACGGGCAGAACTACCTCATCACCCACCTCCCGCAGCAACCGAAGGACTGGCCTGCGTTCGGCGCGCCCTGGCAGGCTCCTCCCGACCAGTTGAATGACTTCAACCAGCGCAAGTGGGCGATTGAGCATCCACGACAACTGTTGGGTGCTCTCTCCTCGGGTGGGGTCTCGGCCCCCGCGCTCGACGCCTTCGCCACCGTCTACCCCACCGTCTGGAAGGGACTCCAGACCCAGATGGGCTCTCGCGTGTCGGCGCAGATGGTCATCCCCAACATGAGGACTCGGACGCTGGTGATGAACGTCCTCCAGTACGGGGCTCCCCCCGGCATGGTTCCGTTCGGGTCGAAGGTCTACACGACCTCCAACCCCCCGCAGCCCGCTCCGCAGAGTGGTGGGGGGAAGGCCCCCGCTCCTGGGGACACGGCTCGCACCCTTGATCCCATGAATGCCGCCATACAACGTGGCGCAGACCCAAAGAGGTGGTAGATGGCAACCAAAAGTGACGCGCAGAAGCGGTACTTCCATCTGGCCGAGGGGCGTGGCAAGGCTCCCCCAGGTGTGGTAAGAGAGCACTCGGAGAAGACGGCTGACAAGGAGCTTCCCGAGCACGCGACGATGGTGGAGGGCGGCGAGGTCGAGGCTTCCTGCCCCCACTGTGGGAAGTTCCCCTCCGAGCCGCAGGAGGAGGCCGACGAAGTTCCGAAGTCTGGACACACGCAGGGTGAGGACTTCGCAGCCGAACTGATCAAGCGCCGGGGCAACAGGGGCGCGAACGGAGTGGACTGATGACACCGGGTCGCGAGACGAGCGAGTGGGTGAAGTCGCTGCGGGCCGAGGCCCTCGGGGCCGCGCTCGTGGTGTTCGGCTCCGTCATGTCCGTCCTGCGTGATACTAGCTGGCCGACTGTCCTGGTCGCAGCGGGCGTGTACCTCGTGGGGCACTCGGCAAGCTCCTACTCCCACGGTCGAGCCAGTATCAAGGCTGCGGCTCTCAGGCCGCGCGTGCAGAACGCGCCTCCGAGCGTCTAAGTGGGCACCTGGACCGACACAGGCACGCGCTCCCGCCGCGCGGTCCAGCTTCTCACGGAGGCGGCTCCCACCCTCTCTACAGATGGGGTGGTCCTCTGGCTCCCCACATGGACCCCGCGCCTCGCACCGCTGCGGTCCATCACCTGTGTCCTGAGTGCCGAGCCCGCGCAGACGTTCACCGGCACGGGCACGTTCCTCGGCTACATCTGGAACACGAAGACCTCCTCGTGGCTCCGCAACCCTCAGTCTGACCTCGACGCCGCGCCGCTCGCGGGGCTCTCCACCGGGGCTCTGCCCGTCCTGGCTGTGATTGCCTCGAATGGCCGGTTCCTCATCTCCCCGTTCGGCATCGGGGTGAGCGGCGGGGCGACGGTGACGACCGACTACCTCTGCACAACCCAGTCAGGTGAACCCGCGTGAAGCGACTTCTGCTCGTCCTGCTTGTCTCAGGTGCCGCCGAGGCTCAGGTGTCCCGTGTGGACCAGGGGCGTGGGACCGCGTCTAGCTCGACCCCGTGGTGGGTGACGGTCACGAACCCCGGTGGGGGTGGGGGCGGCGGAGGGTCGGTCACTCAGGGGACCAGCCCCTGGGTGATGAGCAGCACGGCCCCGCTTGGTGTGTACGTCACGAACCCTGGTGGGGGTGGGGGAGGCGGCCCTGCTACGCAGTCTGGGCAGTGGAGCGTCTCTAGTTCCCAGATGGGGTCCTGGGTTGTCAGCGTCAGCGGGACTGTGGCGACGACGGGCGGCAGTTCGGCTGCGACATCTACGGTCTGGCAGGGTGGGAACTGGTACATGGCGCAGTCCTCCACCCCGTGGGCTGTGACCGGCACCTTCTGGCCCCAGGTTCAGACGAGCACAATCCCTGGGGTGGTCTCGGTCACATCCAGCGCCCCTGCGTGGCCCGTGAGCGTGACAGGGTCGCTCCCGGCGGGGTCTAATGTCCTCGGGGTTACTTGGGCGCTCCAGAGCACAAGCCCTTGGGTGGTGTCGATGACCTCGACCACGGTCACCTCCACGAGCCCTCTCGGCGTCTACATCACGAACCCATACCCCTGGATCGTCTCCTCCACGAATCCTGGCGGGGGTGGGGGCGGCGGAGGGACCGTCACGCAGGGCACAAGCCCATGGGTCGTCTCGTCTACAGCCCCCTTGGGCGTTGCGATCATCTCCGGCGGTACAGGGGGTGGGACTGTTACGCAGGGAAGTTACCCCTGGTATGTGAACGTCTCGGGCACCGTCGCCACAACTGGCGGATCCGGCGCAGCGGCTTCCACCTCCACCGTGTGGCAGGGACCCGGCACCTCGACGCTCGCCTCTGCGTGGGCTGTGACCGGTACGGTCGCTATCATCGGCACCCCCGTCGTTGCCGTGACCACGACGGTCCAGGCGTGGGACGCAGCGCAGCCGACGACCAGCACGAGCGGCGGCTACCGTGAGCCCATTTCTACTCTGGACGGGATGCAGTACGTCCGGTTCGGCGGGCCGGTGACGTTCTCGTTCTCGGCCTCCACAACCCTGACGACGATCCTCACCGTGCAAGGCACTCTGCCGGGTGCGAATCTGAGATACTTCGTCTCCGACTTCAGCGTGATTGCCACGTCCTCCACCGTAGCCGCGCCTGCGCTGCTTCAGTCCTGCACCTCCGCGTCCTGCGCGGGCACCTGCACAACGGTCTGGGCAGATATGCCGCCCACCGTGAACTCCGCGACCGACCAGCACTTCAGCCAGCCGCTCAAGCTGCCGCTCAACACATCTCTCTGTTTCTTGGAAACCGTGGCCGGTACGAAGTGGGTTTCCGTCAACGGCTTCACAGCCCCGTAAGGAGAACGAACATGAAATGGACTCTGGCAGCACTTCTTCTGGCAGGGGCGGCAAGCGCGGCCCCCATCACCCCCGTCGTCTCGGGCCAGTTGTCGGCCACGAGTAGTGCGGTCAGCCTGCCCGTGGATGGGCAGAATGGCTTCTCAGTCTCCATCACCGCCGGGCTCGTTGGCACGGTGAAGGTGCAGACGAGCTTCGACCGTGGTGTGACGTGGATGGATGAGCCCGCTGCGGGGCCTCTCTTCCTCGCCACCACGTCCACCGTGGTGACCGTCTCGGCTCCGCTTCCCGGAGGCGCGACGAACGTGCAGGCAATCGTGACGACCTGGAACCAGGGCCGTTCGACCGCCACCCTCCGCGCCTCCGCCTCCGCCGGCCCCCCGCGCGCCACCGCGAGCGGGACGCTGGCGGCGACGGGCGATACCGTCACGCTCCCGGTGGACCCGTCGAGGTGGGCGGGGGTCCAGTTTGCTGAATTGTCCGGCACGTTCATCGGGCAGGTCGCATTTGAGTACAGCATCGACAACGGCACCAACTGGCTGCTCGGCCCCTACATCCAGCAGACCTATCTCGTCAGCGCCAACTTTTCTGTCTACACCAGCCTGCTGGGAAGTGGTGGCACCGTGGCCGGAACCGCGTACACCCAGCCGCTGCCGGGGAACGCCACCCACGTCCGGATCAGGGGCGCATCCGTCACAGGCGGACCCAGTGCGTGGTCCCTCACCCCCGGCCGCCCCCTCGTGCCCGGCGTGCCGGTGTTGGCGGTGCTGTACGACGTGACCTCTGCGGTGAACACGGCAATCGACACTGGAGTATTTGAAACCAGTGGATGGAACCAGCTACTCTGGTATGCGTCGTCTAGCGGCACCCCGGCTATCTCAACCTCCCAAGTCGATGATGCAGGTGTAGGTGCGCTTAACTTTACGTCAGACGCCTCGCTGTCCGCCGGAAACCTGGGCATCGGCACTCTCAAGACCGCTGCCGGGAACACCTCCGGTTCGATGCTCCCGCGCCGATGGAAGCTCACCTCTGGGGCCATCGTCGCTGGCACCTCCCGCATCCGCATCGAGGCCCGCCGATGACCACGCGCGGCGGAATCATGGAGCCCGGCTCTGTCTGGTCCTTCGACCTCGCGGACGGGTT